GAAATATCTTTAAACATATTTTTATAAACTACAATATTTGGGTATATTTCTTCAAACACAATACCATTTTCTTGGCTGTTGTTCATCTTAATCTAACCCCATCATCTATTATAATTCTTTGTGGGTTTTCTTTTACATATTGATCCTGAATCTTATTCATCTCTGACTGCCAAGAGTCACCAAAAATTAGACTTTTTTCTTTCCATTCATCAGATGAGTCTTCATATACTGTCCAAAACATCCTTATAAAATATTTTTCATTTTCTTTACAAATTTCTGCAGCATGTAAATATACCTCACCATCTTCTGTGGAATATTCTGGATGTCCTGAAGGAAAAACAACAAAATCTCCAGCTTTTGGTTTATAATTTATTAGCTTATTGCCAACTGCAAAGTCAATTCCACCTCCTAAATAATTGTCATTTAGGTATACGGTTGTAGTCAAAACAAACTTATATCCTGGTCCCTTTATAGCTTCTCTAACATAGTCGCTGTGATATCTCATTGCTAATCTTTCAGAGTCTGGCCCAGCAGCGGTAGAACCAACATAATATTTGCATAAAGATGGTCCAGTCCAGTTCCACTTTTGATATATTTTTCCATCTGATTGAACAGTATCTTTTTCTTCTTTGTGTATTGGGAAGTTGTGTTTTTCAATATAGTGGTTATTAGCCAAATGAAATGCTTTAATTAATTCAATCATAAAATATCTTTGATCTTCTTGAACCTTGCTAGTAGGCTCTATGTCAAAGTTAATTTTAAGATCTGAAACATTTTTATCAAAAGATATTCCAAAGTTTTCTATTTTTTCACCTATAGAGTACCAGTCATTCCATTTGTCCCATATAGCATCTTCATGATTATTTATTGAATCTTTTGCAATCTGATACATTCTTTCTGGGTCTTCAAATATGTTATTGTAAACAACAATATTTGGATAAATTTCTTCAAATGTAAGTTCTGTAGTCATATTACGGCTTTCTGTCTCCAGTATGTTCCGTAATTTCCCAAAAAAATGGACATGTAAATCTAAGCCCACTTTTTATTTCTGTAACCCCATGTATATAGTTCATATCTCCAGGGAAAAAATATGCTGCTCCTTTTTTAGGTTTAAATTGAACTCCTTGATTTGGAAAGTATAGCTCTCCGCCTTCGTAGTCTTCATTTAAATAAAACAAACTAGAAAGATCATAGTTTGGAAAATCATTTGGCAGTCCTGCGTCTGGCCCGTCGTGCAGTTCTTTATCAGCATGTGGTTTTTGGAATTGTCCTGGAAGCCACTTGACAATTGTTGTTCCTGTAGGAATTACTTTTACTTTATAAAATTCTTCTACTATTGGTTGCAATCTTTGAAATAGGCCAGCAATGACTGGAGATATCTTTGGATCGTTTTTGTCTAAACTTGGCTGTGTTGCAACTCTATCTTTCCAATAATCTGAATCGTATACTACTGTACCGTTTTCATTTACATGGCTTTCTGTTACATCCCAAATTGTTAAAGATTTTGCAGCCTTTTCTAAAAACTCTATTTCTTCTTGTGTCATAAAGTTTTCTAGCTCAACAATCATTTCTTTGCCACTACCAAACCAGCCAGAAGGTGTTATTGATGGCTTTCTAACCACAACAGAAGCTTTTATATTATCCATAATTAGATTATACCATTTCCTTTGCTTGCTGTATTGTCCGTAACAGAAAGACGGATAACCTTTGTTTCGTGAGAGCCTTTACTTTCACCCTTTTCATTAATTGCATCTCTATACCAATCGGTCCATTCGCCAGATTGATTAATTTTTTGTGCAGCTTCTCCATATGACTGATGAGCTTTTTCTCTACTACGATCTGGATCTGAATAATCAAATATTTGAATTGATGTATTGTCCATTGCTGTCAAAGAGATTGGTACTATAGTTGCAAGAGGTGTACCTGCTTTTATAGTAATTTCTTTATTAGCAGATCTTGCTTTAATTGCTAATGGGAAACCAGTATCTAGCCAAGATGTACTGATTAAAGAAGACATGGTTTCAAAGTCTTCACTAAAATAGTTTACTGGGTTAATAGTGAACATGCTTACGTTTTGTTCAGATCTAAAGGTGAGCCCTGTATGTATACTTACTGTAGATTGTCCCCTGCCAGTATAAGTAAACCCTTCTCCCTCTATAACTTTAACATTTTCTGAACTTGTATCGTTTATTCCATTCCATATAAACTTGATATCCTCTTTAGCTGAAAGATTCCACCCAACCATGTTTGCTTGGGTTACTGGAAAACATCTGTATGCATGCTTTTCTGGAGTAAGATCCATCCAGTCTCTTTTTATTGACATTGGAGAAATTATAATTTTTGAATCTGGAAATCTTTCAACAGAGATATTTAACATTACATTTTATCCTGAGTAAACATATCTGGAGTATGGAACTTTTTGTTATAATCCAACATAGTAACAATAGAATATTTTGTTCCAGATTCTACTGGCATCGCTTGATGAGGATACATGTAGTTTGATGGGAAGATATACAGATCTCCAGCCTTTGGCTTAATCTTTAAATCTTGCAATCTAAAGTACAACTCGCCACCTTCATAGTCATCATTGATGTATGCAACAAGAGAGACTGTACAATTATAAGAATACCCATGGTCATGGTGCTCCATAAAGTGTTGTCCTGGACCATACTTTATAAAGTTAAAGGCTTCCCAATATTTAAGATCCATAATGTTGTAATCTTTTCTGTAATCTTCAACTGCCTGGAACTGAGCATCATATACGTCTTGCCAAAGAGATTGTAGCTTTAAAGATGTTTCGCTTTTATCTAGCTCTATATCTGTTTTCTTAAACTTAAAATCAACACAGTCTCTGTAGTCTGGAATAAGTTGCTGGTACCCAACGTATGCTGGCATCCAGTGGTATCTGTTACCTTCTGGAGATAATTCTCCGTATCCAGCTACTGACCCTAAATTTTCTTCAAGTCTTTCTATTACATTGAAGTCTTTTTTTATTACATCTCTGTAACATACAATTCCATTACCAAGATTTATTTTTTCTGTCCATGTTTGCATAGTTTCCCCCTATTTATATTCTCTTCTTGTCCAAACCTTATTTTTATAAACGCCACCATCTGGTTGTCTATAAAAATTTGCATTACTCATCATTTTAGCATAAATTTCTGTTGAGCCTATAAAGTTTATTTCATGACTCCAGTCTTCTCTTTTAAAAGGCAGTATCTGTACATATGGTGTTCCTGCTGGAAGCGTTCCTTCCCAACCTTCTGTAATAAAAAATGGAAAAGTACCTAGAAGATGAACACTATCATTGTCAACAACTCCAGTGGTATTTATAAATGGCAAATCAAAACGATTCATTGGGGTCATAAATAATGCACTGTATCCTTCTGGCAATTCTAGGCCCCAGTCTGGGTACCAGGCAAAATGCTCTCTATAATATCCTTTTGGTTGCTCAAATTGTGGCATTGCCATTCTTTTGCTGCAAAAATCTTGATGTCGTGTATCTTCTATTTTTACATCTATAGAACCGCTTGCTGTTTTAAAAAAAGTAATATCACAAGGAGTTTTTAATACATATCCTGTTGTAAATGCATCCATGATTGCTGGACATGCTTTCCATGTAGGAATCTTTCCATAGTCATCTTTTGTTCCTTCTTTAGGAAATGGACAAATCTGCGGTGTGGCTTTGTAGTATTCACCAATAGGATCTTTGGCAAACCTATCTGCATCTTTGTACCATTGTGGAATTACTGCTTGTGTTGGTGATGGAACAGAAGGACTATCCTTTGTAACCCATGGCCTATAAGCTGTAAACTTTGCAATATTTTCTTTTAATGTCATTACTTATGACCTAGCTCATTTATATCTGTCATGACTACGACACAATACTTTGTACCGCTCTTCATTGGCAGAGATGCATGCTCATATATGTAGTTTGATGGAAACACTGCAATGTCTCCTACCTTTGGAGTAAGAGTGTAGCCATCTAATCTTGGAAATTGAATCTCTCCGCCTTCATAATCATCGTTAATATAGATAACTGCAGATACTGTAGCATTATATGCTGGTCCATGATCAGCATGAATATTAAAGTGTTTTCCTTCGCCTTCATATTTTACAAAGTTAAATGCTTCATAGTATACAACATGAATACCCCAGTACCTTGCATAGTCATCTATGCATAGCTTTAGTTTTTCATATATCTCCTGGTGCAAGTCAATTAGCTCTGCATTATGTGGATCTCTTGGCCCTAAGTTTTCTTGTTTGTATTTAAAGTCTACACAGTCTCTTGCTCTTTTAATTGGTGTAGCAGAGTTTGTTACTGTTGCATCTGACCACTTATACTTGCGACCAGTAGACAAATTGGATTCAAGTGTATTGATGTATCTTTTAGAATCCTCCGTAGAAAAAACATTTCTATATATATTTAATCCAAGTCCTGGATTTTCTATTGATATGCCTGTTTCAGGAATTGACCTAGCAACCCTGCTTGAAGCTGTCTCTGATCTATCTTTAGTAAACCATGGGTTTTCATTTTCATCATAAATTTCCATATATATCCCCTTTTTATTTTATTATACACTATCTTTATTTTTTTGTAAAACAATTTAAATATTATTGCAAACCTTTTGCAACATATAAGATCTAGCACTCATAAAAACACAAAAGGCCAAACAATGTTGGCCAATTGTATTACTGCTTTTTTATTTTATACTACACCTGGTAGTGTGAAGTATGGGAAGAACGGTCCAACTCCAAACCCTGGGAAGAACGGAGGGAAGAATGGGAAGAACGGGAAGAATGGGAAGAACGGAGGGAAGAATGGGAAGAACGGGAAGAATGGGAAGAACGGTGGGAAGAACGGGAAGAATGGGAAGAACGGGAAGAAAGGTGGGAAGAACGGGAAGAATGGGAAGAACGGGAAGAACGGTGGGAAGAACGGGAAGAATGGGAAGAACGGGAAGAAAGGTGGGAAGAACGGGAAGAATGGGAAGAACGGGAAGAAAGGTGGGAAGAATGGAGGGAAGAATGGGAAGAAAGGAGGAAAGAATGGAGGGAAGAACGGTGGGAAGAATGGGAAGAACGGTGGGAAAAATGGCGGGAAGAATGGAGGAAAGAATGGGAAGAACGGAGGAAAGAATGGTGGAAAAAATGGAGGGAAGAAAGGAAAGAATGGAAAGAATGGTGGAAAGAATGGTCCTAATGTAACAACAACAGAGTTAGAGTTTGAAGATACTGGAGATGATCCATTTGCATTTGTTGCAATAACTGTATATGTATATGTTCCTGCTGTTGTTTCTGTAATAGTAAGTGGGGTTCCTGTGCCAGTTGCTGTTTTTCCAGAAGTAGAAGTGACTGTATAGTTTGGAGTAGTTAAAGCTGAGTTTCCAATTTGTGCAGATGTAAGGTTTGTAAAAGGAATAGTTACAATTCCAGTTGTTCCATTAACTGATGCTGTTCCAATTGTTACCTGAGCTGGCTTAGATGTTGGGACTACAGCATTACTTGCTGAAGAAGCTGCAGAAACTCCGACTGCATTTGTTGCGGTAACGGTAAAAGTATAATTTGCTGGAGTTCCACTTGTTGACAAACCTGTTATAACTATTGGAGAAGATGATCCAGTTCCTGTATGTCCACCAGATGAGGTTACTGTATATCCTGTAATAGGCATCTTGCCATTATAAGAAGGGGCTGAAAAAGATACAGAAACCTGACCGCTATTAAATGTGCGTCCTGATCCTTGGTCTGTAGCTGTGCCAATTACTGGTGCGTTTGGAACTGACTTTTTTGAAGAATCTGTTGTACCAGTATTTTTTGGGCTCATAGCAGTAATTGTACCATAAGATTATACAGTTTTTGATATTTTACCTAACAGATATATACATAGATTTAACTGTCATTGAAGCATCATTATCTGTCAATATTTGTGGCATTGCGCCATAGTTTCTCATAATATCATTTTCTATGAAAAAGGTATGCTCTAATGACATGTCATATGAAAACTGATATTTTAGGTTTCCAGCAAAAGTTGTGGGCCCAGATTCAGACTCTGGGATATATGTTCTAAACCAAACCTCAGTATTATTGCTAAAAGTGGTCAAAACTACATCATAACGAACTGTTACTATTGATCCAATTTTTAATCCTTTAAGGTTTATTTTTTGAGACTGTGGATTATATAAAGAAACGTTATCTTCTGGTAGATATCCCTCATTGTTTTTACCCTTGCAGTCAAAACTAAAGCTAACCCAGCCATCATTTCCTTTTGTAGCACCAAGTGTAATGTTTTTTTGGTCTTTATTTATATATAGAGCCCAACCAGATCTTTGACCTGATGGAGATAAACTACTTTCTCCTGGTTTTCCATCTTTACCGTCTTTTCCAGGCTTTCCAACATCACCCTTTGGTCCCTGCCTGCCTTCTGGCCCAGACTGTCCTGTATCGCCCTTTTGACCCTGTTCTCCTTGCGGTCCTTGTGGGCCAGGTACAGCTATAAATGAAACTGGTTGCTCAAGTTGATAAGAGTTGTTTACATTATCTGAATATTTTTTAGACTTCCCTGGAAAATCCATGCTAGTTGACATGGACTGATTTTATTTCTTTACCTTAAAAACCTTTTTTCCAATTTTAATAACTGGTGGAAGGTTTACTTGAGATACCTCAACTTTAACGACAGGCATTATAAACCTCCAGGAGTTATGTCACCTAGAACACAAATTGTTCCAAGTACTGGAGTCCAAACAGTTGGCTCTATATCATCTTCTCCAGCAGGTATTGTTGCCTGTAGGTCAAATGGAAGTTCAGAAACTATTGATGTATATTTTGTTCCCCAGTTTTTTGTTAGATCTGCTGATGCAAAAATTGTTGCTGTATGACCAGAAACTGTAACTGTTAACTCATCAAGAAAATCACCAGACACGTCATAGGCCGTTGCTGCAAAGTCCCAATCCTCTATATCCCAGCCAGTGGCTTCATCATCTTCAAGAAATTGAACTGCTAGGCTTGACGAATCTCCACGAACAACGGTCCACTGGATGTGAGCTGGAGTTGCTCCTAATTTTTCTATTGCTGGGGTACACATGTAACTGATTATACCATTAAATAAAGCTAGTACTCAGACGCAGTGGGGTGGGTTAGAATCTGAGTACTA